GCTACGCCGAGTCACTGCCAACTACTCTTCCGACGGGGGTGACGTATCTGGTGTACCAGAGGGAGACGTGTCCCGAGACCGGTCGCGACCACTGGCAGGGCTATCTGGAACTAGCAACGCGGCAGCGTCTTCCAGGAGTAAAGCGACTTCTCGGCGACCCGGCAGCCCATCTCGAGGCACGTCGGGGAACAGCGGAGCAAGCAGCGGCTTACTGTCAAAAAGATGACAGCCGCAAAGAGGGCACCGTGCCGACGGAACTCGGGGCGATATCGAAAGTGACGCAGGGCCAGCGTACGGATTTGCTGGCCGTGAAGAAGATGCTCGACGAGGGGGCATCTGAAAAGGAGATCGCGGACGAGGAGTTTAGCACGTGGGCCAAGTACTTCCGTGCGATCGAGCGTTACAAGCGCATTGCCACCGAGGTGCGGTCTTGGAAAACGGATGTCTTTGTCGTTTGCGGCTACACTGGTGTCGGGAAATCCAAAACGGCTCGGGAACTATACCCGCAAGCTTACTGGAAACCCCGTTCATCATGGTGGTGCGGCTACGACTCACATGACACAGTTGTCCTTGACGACTTCTACGGCTGGTTGCCTTGGGACCTCCTTCTCCGGTTGTGCGATAGGTACCCACTCCAGCTAGAAACGAAGGGAGGGAGTGTGGAGTTTGTGGCCAAAACTATCGTCATCACGAGCAACAAACCACCGGAGGAGTGGTACAAGGACTCGATAGACTGCGCACCTCTCCACCGTCGTATCACGAAATACGCGTGGGTGGACGAGGGGGAGGAAGTGACACACGAGATGCTGCAGAACGACTCGACTGCTTCGAGTTCGGAACCGACTGGATCGACGACTTAATAAAGGACTGGGAAGGCTGGCCACAGCCTTAAGTCCAAATTTAAAAATGACTTGGTCTCAGTATAGGACCTAAGTGGACTGGACCCAAGTGGGGGGTAATACTATCCCCCCACTTGGATCCTTATGCAAGGTCGATCCTATCACTACCACGACCCTAACCCTTACACACGATGCCTTATGGACTTATTGCGCGACTTAATCCTTCACGCTATCGAGTTATGCGTATCCGTGCTGCTAGACGGGTTCAGAGACGCTGGCGTATGCGGGCCATGCGCTTCCGACGTCTCCGTCCTGTGCGACGCAACCTGATGTCACGCTACCCGGCATACTACAATCCATACGCTAAAACTGCACGCTACGGTAGAAGACGATAAAACATTTAAATATTAAGACCGGTGTACGCTTCTGTCTTCACCCTTCCCGTCGCAGATCCCCTAACGTTTGCTGAGCGCGGCACTAGCCCATCGGAGTTATATGTTACTCCATTGATGGACAGCATACGACCAGGGAAGTTAGGTACACGATAATACAGCCTGTGCTGTACGTCGATGGCATCCGCTTTGAAGAACTGAGCAATACTATACGTATCAGACGCCCGATGAGCTTGCACACGGAAAACATACACAGGCCATCCCTTCGGCAAAAACGGCGTAACCCATCCATCACCATCCGTTGCGGCTGTCTTCGCGTTGTAACGCTCCGGCCGGTTTATTTCCAAATCGTTGTAGTTAATGTTCACAGGACCATGACCACACGTCATCTGCATGCTCTGACCATACGGAATGTACAACTGCTTAGTCCATTTATGCTCCAACTTGGACATAGCAGCTGGCGATTCAAAAATCGTAACAGGGTCCGTACGGCTTGCACGCCACTCATCAGCGGTGAACGTTGAGGTCGCATTGGTCGTAGCCGCCACGCGGCTAATCACGCCAGCGGTATAATCATACGGCAACCCATTTGCACCCGTTGTCGGTGCAGGATTCGTCGTAAAGTAGTTCTCCGACCAGTAGTAATTGATATCCGGTTTCGCATTGGCGCCAACCGGTGTCGCTAACACATCGTTGATAGGCAATTTCTTGCTCAGCATAAACTTGTGTATGGTCACCTTCGCAGCGATGATTGTTGTTCCATGATTCGGCCAATCCGGTGTCCACGAAAACTGCCACCGCTGTTTCGGTATACTCATAGAATATGACCCGGACACGACAGCAGCACTCCCGGTGGCTTGCGCCTGCACACGTGACACCTCATATACGACTTGCGCCAACGAAGGTGTATAAATCGTTGTTGTTCCATAGCCTTCACGGATCGTTGACTCATCCGCGCTAGCCGGAAGCACGATCGACGATATGTTCGTAATCAAACTAGTGGAAGACCCTCGAAGGCCGGTTTTCCGCTTGTAGCGCGCCAACCGCCGCACTCTACGACGATTCTGCCCGCGCGATGATGCCGCTTGACGCTGATACGTCAACAAACCCATGGTAGGGTTCACACTAGGGTTTTCAACGGTAAGGCGGGAAGCACCAAGCTTTTTTTGGCGGGAACCACGAAGCTTTTTGGTACTTTTTGAGAGGTCGAGTCCAGTAGCCTCTCGCAAATCGAAGTCGTCGTCGTCGCGACTCCGCTTAAGTGCGTTCTGAACGAGCTTGCCTCCGATTAATGTCGCACCGACGGCTTGACTGATCCAGAATGGTCGATTGTCATGGACCCTGGGCGCATCGTAACCTAGGGCCGCGTCCAATCCCTGCGCGTATCTATCCAGGCCGTGGTTCATGGCGAGAGCAAAATATTGGTGTTTTACAAGCTACGCCGAGTCACTGCCAACTACTCTTCCGACGGGGGTGACGTATCTGGTGTACCAGAGGGAGACGTGTCCCGAGACCGGTCGCGACCACTGGCAGGGCTATCTGGAACTAGCAACGCG